GCGGCGGCCCTGAATCAGGGCGACGGCGGCCTGGTCCTCTTCGATGAACTGTTCCACAGTACAAATGCGCCGGATGGCGCCCGGACGGCGACTCTTTTCTTGGAGCAACTGTGGGCCAGTACAAGGAGCATGAGCATTGTTAGCACGCACATCTTTCCTTTGATCGAGGCCGCTCCGAAGTCTGTGAAGGCGATTTGTTGCCAGGCCACGGATCGTCCGGATGGAGTGGAATTCTCCTTCCGTGTTGAGCCCGGCATTTGTAGGGTGAGCAGCGTGAAGGGCGTGTGGGAACGGTTCGGGCTAAGTCGCCCGGCGACGTAGGGCATGATTCGCAACCCTTGGGTTGCCGAATCTCGGGCTAAGTCGCATCGCGGCCCCCAAGCAGACTCCAACTTCTACGGGCTAAAAAGAAAGATGGCTATCCTCAGCGAGTCGATTGCAATCGGCGTACTTCTCATGCTACTCTTCGGGTCAGCCGCGATCTACCTCTATAGCCGTATCACCTACACCGAGAAGCGTGTCAGCATGATGGAGAGCCTCCTTGTCGATATCAAGATGATGATTGAGAGCACGGAGCAGCAGGGTCCCCCGGTTCTTCCGGTGGCCTCTGTTCACAGCTATCAGCCCCCTGCTGTTTTTAAGGCTGAGGCGCAGGCTCCGCCCCAGGAAGAGGCCTCTGTCGAGGCCGAGGATGAGGCCGCCTATGCCGAAGTGCTACAGCAGGCGCCCACCGATGTATCCGGCGAGCCCCCTGTAGAGGCCCCAGTGAAGGTCGGGCCCAACTATGACGCCATGACGCGCACCGAGCTCGTCGCACTGGTTGAGCAGAAGGGAGGGCGTACGACGAAGCGCACCAGCCGCGGCGAGCTCATCAACGTGTTGCGCGCACTTGACTCATCTAAGAATGAGGCCGTCGTAACAGGGGATGCAGTTGCTGAGCCTGTTGGCGGCGATCTCTCTATGGATACAGGCTCTAACGAAACAATGGGAGCTGATCTGGAGGAAGCTACGCTCTAAGCAGATATGGACTCTAAACTCTTTCGCCTTCCTACAAAACCCAATTTCTATGCCGGAACTCCCGACCCTTTCAAGCCGAGCTCCACAGGAAAGTTCTCCCAGCTCCCCACTCCCGACTCCAGATACCCGGGCTTCCCTGCCCAAATGTCGGATGGCCGTTTGGTAACGGACTACCTCCCGAACTGCAGTAAGAATGTTCCGGCGGGCAGCCAGTTCGCCACGAAGGAGTGGATGACCAAGAATGCTTCAGAGCTTATCCGGGTCGGGCGGGAGCGCTATGCTCAGCAGAATGGATCGGGCTTTTACATGGCGAATACGGTGCCTCCTCCGGCCGTCTTAGTTGATTGCCGGACGGACGATTGCAGCCGCCGCCTCACGGGAGCCCCTGGAGGAATCGGGATCGAGCGCCAAGGAGCGGTGGCCCCGGATCTCTTTGGGACCTGGGAGCCGAACATGTTTCGGCAGCCGCCCCCGACCGTGGCCGGGCTCACCACACGGTACGAGGGCGGTCGGAATACACCTAGAGGCTAAACAGTCCGGACTACAGAATATCAGATGCCAGATCCCATTAAGGTTCTGGCCTTCGATATTGGGATCAAGAATCTCGCCTGGTGTCTGCTGGATGCGAGCGGGGCCAAGCCGACCATTCTGGGTTGGCAGAACTACAATCTTCTCGCCGGCGAGGAGGCCGGGACCAAGGTCGTGAAGCCGCCCTGTATGTTCTGCAAGGTGGCCGCCGCCTTCTTTACGGCCGCCGGCCAGACCTGTAGCCGCCACTGCCCGGCCGGCCAGCCGCCTCTCAAAGATCTCAGCGGGGTTATCCAGCGCTCCGCAACTCTTCCGGTTCTCCGGGCCCTGGCTCCAGGGAAGAAGGGTACGAAGGCTGGGCTCGCAGCCTTTCTGGCCCCCAAGTTCTCTTTTCCGATCGAGAAGATCAAGGTCAAAAAGGCCGTCGACACGGACATGGCGATACTTCATGACGCTATACGGGCCTTTATCGCGGCGAACCTCTCCGTTTTTCGCCAGGCCACCCACATTTGTCTCGAGAATCAGCCCGTGTTAAAGAATCCGACCATGAAAACAGTGCAGATCCTACTGTATGCCACTCTGCGTGACTTCTTGCAGCCGGCGCCGCCCGTGAAGCTCGTGCATGCGGGAAAGAAGAATACGGACGGCCCTGCCGCGGAAGTGGGTGATGCTGGGTATAAGACTCGAAAGGATGCCATGGAGGCCAAGGTCACAAACCTTTTGACCCAGGGAAAGGTCCAAAACGCTGCGGCCCATTTGGCCAACTTTAAGAGTCATGCGAAAAAGTCGGATTTGGCCGATGCCTTTTGCATGTGCTGGGATTTTGTCACTGTAAAATAGAGATGAGTGTTCTTACTACAAGCCAATATGATGCGTCTGTTTGGACCCCGGTTAAGACAATCTATGCCACGCATACGGAGGCCGTATCGCTTTTACGTGGAATCGTAACAGGGATCACCTCTCTTGTTGGTGGTAAACAGGATATGCTGAATAAAAAAATGGACGACGTAACGGGGGCTCTTATGAAGAAGATAAAGGCGCAGGTTGATCCCGATCAGTGTGTCATCGGATTCAGTATCGAGCTTACGGAATTCGGACGCTCTGATGCTAACACAACGATCAGTGGGCTCGCTATGGGAACTTTGTTGAAAAAGAAGGCTCAGGGCGGTGGAAGACGGGCCACATTAAAACGGCGTTCGAAGTAGAATGCCAGCGTTTAATAAGGGCAGCGGTGTGAATGGAAGAAATAGTGATTTTGGTCTTACTAAATTTATTTCGGCGGCGTCCAGCGGCGATATCGGTACAATGGAGAATATTGTAGAAAAATACAGAGCAAAACCCGCCTCGTATTATATCTTGCGCCAACCGAAGCATGATGTGACTGCTCTATTAGTTGCTTCAGGTAACGGCCATATAGAACCCGTCGAGTATATATTGGATCTGGCAGAAAAGAACAATGTGAATGATGCGACGGAAGAGAGGAGTGGCACGAGCACGTATAATAACGAAACGGCACTTTTCTGGGCGGTGCATAATGGCCACTATGATGTTGTAAAGGCTCTTGTGAACGGTGGCGCCGATGTATTTGCGGAAGTTCGAGGGCAACTTCCGGTGGATTACGCTCGTAGACAGAAGCATGATTCGATTGCCAAGTATCTTACGGGTGTGATGAATGCTCAGCGGCCGCCAAGACGTGGTGGCAGCCGCCGGGTCAAGAAGTCCAAGAAGACACGCAAGTCCAAGGCGCGTCGCCACACGCGGAGAGCCTAAGCCCGACCCGCTATAATATAGTAAACTGCGATCATTTCGAAAAAAGCACAGGGAACGTTAAATGCCTTCTTTAAGGTTCCCGGTCCTTCCATAGCGGCTGCGCCGAACCGCGTAACGAAGCCGTCTAAAAAGAACGAATCAATGCGAAGAAGGATGAGCGGCAGTGTCACCATTCACGAGATGGAGAACGTGGCCTCTGGCCTTGGAGCCATGGACGTGACACTCGACACGGGCATGGGCAATGTCATTGATTTTACCGATCCGAATGATACACTTGGACTCGGTATGCTATCAAACCCGGGCAAGATTCGGCCTCAGACCTATGTTCTTCCGACGGCTCCGGCGGCCCCGCAGTCCTCCGGACTCGCGGAAGTCAGCCTCGGTACTATCGATACTCTCCAACCGATCACGCTTGATCTCGGGAGCTCGGCGCCCACGGTGAACTTCGCGCCTGCCCCGGTTGAAATCGAATTCAAGAAGGCCGCCGAAGAGCACGCGCCTCCCAGCCTCTTTTCGAATCCACAGACGGCTACGGGCCCCGGCATTGCGCTGGCCGCCGCCGCGCCGCCCCGTATGGATCCCGAGCAGGAGAAGAAGGAGAAGATCGAGCACTTGACGAAGCTCCAGCGTTTGGAGCAGAAGGGCTTTCCGGTGTCGAAGCGCTTCACGATGGACAACTCACTGGATGAGATGAAGCAGGAGTATCTCCGTCTCGTGGATGCCCGGAACCTCGAGGGATCCATCCGTTTCCAGCGCCAGGCCCTCATGAGCGTGGTGACGGGTATTCAGTATTTAAATGGCCGCTTCGACCCCTTCGATCTGAAGCTCGACGGCTGGTCGGAGTCCGTCCATGAGAATGTCGAGGACTTCGATGAGATCTTCGAGGAGCTCTATGATAAGTATAAGGAGCGCGGTAAGATGCCTCCAGAGGCGCGCCTCGTGATGGCTCTCGCCGGCTCCGGCTTCATGTGCCACGTGAGCAACACCTTCTTGCGCTCGCGCATGCCGAATATGGATGATATCTTGAAGCAGAACCCGGATCTGGCGAAGCAGTTCGCGACAGCGGCGGCGCAGCAGGCTGGACCGGGCTTCGGTAACTTCATGGGTATGGCGATGGGTGGGTCGGCACCTGCCCCACAGGCCCAGGAGCCTCCTACGGGCGCTTTCTTTGGTAGCTCAGCCGAGCGCGTCGCGGCGATGGCCCAGCAGGCCCAGGCGCAGGCCCAGGCCCAGGCGCGCTTTTCCCCGAATCAGATGGCCTCGGGGCGGGAGCCCCAGGCCGTTGCGGCCATGGAGAAGCCTACGGCCCGTCGCGAGATGCGCGGCCCCACGGGCGTCGATGACATCCTGAAGTCGTTCGAGGAGGCACGCGCCTCTGGCTCAGAGAACGCCTTTGTGGACCAGGTCCCGACCTCCGATATGCAGAGCATGGTCTCGGCGGAGGATCTCGGCAGCACGACGGAGTCGACGAAGGGCCGCCGCCGTCGTAAGGCCGTCGGTAATACGGTGAGCTTGAATGTCTAAGGCAATTGAATCAGCACATAACCACATGAGCACATAACCATAATAATAGGAGAACTTCTAGCCCTACTATTAATATGGTGCCTCCTGTGCGCTGGTATCACCTCCTATCATCATGGATCTTTATCCTATCGGCCCTGTATCCTGTGCATAAGATATCAACCTTCCCTCTAAATGTCCTAGCACTCAGTGGATGCCTACAGATTATTATATATCCTTACAACGAGCATGTCCTTAAAAATATCTATATCTTGGCTCTGCATTTGGCCCCCTTCGCCTGGATTCCGTTCGACTTGTCCAGAGAAGTAATCGGACTATCTTTGGCAACAATTGCGATATACATCCTGTTCATCTATAGGATAGGAGAACAGCCAGTACAAGTTTACAGAGTACTCCTTTCGGAACGCCACACGACCTTTCAGGAGTTTGTAGCGGATCGATTTGGGATACTATAGTAGTATGTCACAAGAAGCGTACGCATATGTAACGATGGCTGCATTTGCAATCGTTCCTTGTATTCTATATGCTATATTAAATGTAGTTTTATATAGAGTATTAACAACACTGGGGATAAAGCTTCTGTACTATATTGCTATAGCTTTTCTTATAGGTACTGTGACGTTTTTTGTGTACTCAGTCTTATATTCTGAATCTCTTTCTATTATTATATATTTACCCTTGGTTCTCTTGAATTTATATTATGCTTATTCATACGTAATGTTGGTGCGTTAGACACCGATCACATCCCGGATATACTTCATATTCTTCTGATACCAGGTCATCACATCCGGCGCAGCCGCTTCCGCGGGCTTATCCTCAGCGGCCTTCGTCTTCTCATGAAGCCGCCGATAGATATCATTCTCCTCTGCCGTGAGCCCCTTGGTGGGCGCAGGAGTTGGCGGAAGAGGCACCGGGTTTCCAAATATATAGAGATCACTGTGTTCATTGAAAAGATAGCCCATGGCAAGGATAATGCCAATGCTCATCCAGAGTGCCGTAAATATGTTTCTCGTGGCGACGAAAATCACCACGAACAACATGGCCCGGCGAATCCATGGATTCTGAAAGAACTTGTCCTGCTCGGGTGTGAGACTCATCGCGAGATGCCGCCCTCCCAGATTCAGGATTAACATGCTCAGGCCGATGAAGTATGTATTTGTGTTGATGCCGCTAATGGCTGCATCTATTGGATTTAGAGGACCCACTGCAGCCGCCACGGGGGGCGGAATGAAGCTCATTCTACTGTTATGCCCACTTATTTAGTGTGACCTCCATGTCCATCACATAAAAGAAGATGGAGAAGGCCATCATAACCCCCACGGATGTCGACCAGCGGGCGCCCAGAATGGTCGCTAAAAGAAGAGCGAAGCGCCAAAGCGGGATCGTATAGAGTTTGACCAGCACAGTTGGATATTTGTTTTCGAAGGCGGCGCCCTCAAAGATATTCCATATGAGCAGGACTGTTGTAAATATAATCCGGCAGACGAGATCTATATAGATCGCTGTCATTCTAACTATACTTCCTATTTCCCGGAATGGGAAGCGTTGTTCGTCGACATTGTGTTCCCTTGATCCTGAACCGCTGCTGTTGTCACCTTATCTTCCGAAATGCCTGCCGGATTTTCACCCAGAAGCTCCTCAGCGAACCAGCGCTTCTTAAGGGTCACCAGCTTTATATCCGTTGCATCCCCCGATTCGAATCCCTCTATCCGGGGGCTGACTGCGAGAAGAAGTATTGTGAATAGGGCCATCATGATTCCGTAGGTCCAGGAATACATGTCAGCAATAAGAAGCGTAAGGGCGAAAAGTACTGCGCGACCTATCGTTGTATTTAGTTGCAGTCGGATGCCGGCAGGTATTTGGCGAACATAGACGATTCCCAGGACCAGCGCGAGGCCTAGATACATCGATAGGGGCTTGGTATATTTATTGATCATGTCAATAATATGTTCTTTTGCACCACCTGACATTATAGGTAGAGGAGCAGGGGCGCTCATTCTATCGTTAAATGGTATTTTCTAAGAGTTACTAACAGAGGGGGAATGGCTGAGCTCTGTTCCCTGGAGAATGCTTTTCCAAATATAGGTAAACTCGGACCACCGTCAGTGGGTGGCACTGATACGACCCCGACACGTGAAGAGCGCAAGGCGGCGAAAAAGAAGGCGAAGCGCTGCAAGATCACGGCGCTCGAGGCCGATCAAGGCCCCGACCCTGATCGCCTCTATAGTAAAACAGATGACGTTGAAAAGGAGGGTTATCAGAATGCGATTCCGAAGGTGGCCAAAGCGACGGAGTCGACGGCAACGTTTCCCTCCTATTTTGGCAAGGGCCTCGATGATGACGAGGGGTTCTCTTCCTATTCGGCGGCGAAAGGCGATGATCCGAACTATCGGCTCGAGCCCGACTTCACCCAGACCTTTGATACGAAGGGGATCGAGAAGGCCATGGGATCTCTCCTTCCGGATCCGAATCTCTCCGACCGCTGGAAGCCCTTGACGGAGACAACCTACACTGCGTTCGGGACGCCAAGACATCCTACGGCACTTGCCGCTAAACCGGGGTGGGCGTCGATCCCGCAACTGGAGACACCGGCCCCTATTGAGCAGAAAGTCAAGCCACGGGATGAGTCGTGGCTGTCGAAGAATGATAAGGAGGAGATCCTGGAGCGCATGAACACTCTGGTCGGGCGCCTTGATGAAATGGAGCGGCGGCGGCTCCAGAACACGCAAACAGAGCTTCTTCTGTTTGTGGGTACTGGCTTGTTACTGCTATTTACATTTGAACTAGTGTCCAGATAAGAGGCAGCGAGTGATATAAGGATTCTTTTTCTTGCCTCCGCCTCCAGCCAAGTCTTTAAACACTTCCATCACACTTTGTTCTGTACTGGAATATACCTTGAAGCACTTATCCTTTGTTTTCTTATAAGCTACGTACTGCCCACTAGCCAGTTTTTCTGGAACACTAATCGTACCTTCTATCATCTCAAGGCAGTCATCTGGATCTGCCACGAGTTTCACATCCGGTATGGTGGATTTATAATCTTCAGGTTGACGTTTATAATTCTTTAATACTTGACGTAGAGCTTCTATTGCCTTCTCTTCTGTATCAGCGGTTGCTACAATCGTAGGAGTTGTTCCATCTGGCATCACTACCGTTATATAGGCCGTAAACTTCGGTAGATCGCCTCCTTCTTGGCCGCCACCCGCTGCTGCGGCGGCTATTGTTCCTATTACACCAACGGGTATGTCTGGGCCAGGAGGTTTCTCTACCTTTTTTGCAGAAGATCCTGGAGGTAGAGATTTGAGATCAAGCGGAAGGTCAGGAGATATTGAAGCAATCGCTTCTGCTGCTTTACGCCTTGCCTTTGCTAAAGTTGCTTCTTTGCGAGATAGATACGGTTTACCAGTTTCTGGATCGACTCCATAGATTGTACCGTTTGCTATTGCTGCCGCGAGTCCTTCCTTTGTATACGGCTCACCCGTAGTTGGATCTATGGTGACGCCCACATGAGGTTCTTCTTCGCCGCCTTCTCCGTAATCGTCGCCGTCGCCCTTGGTGTTGCCGTCACCGTTGCCGTTGCCATTGCCGTTGCCGTCACCGTCACCGTCACCGTCACCGTCACCGTCACCGTCGCCATCACCGTCGCCATCACCGCTGCCGTCGCCGTCACCGGTTCCGTCACCCTTGCCGTCGCCGTCTGGGGCGCCACTTCCAGGCCCGCCTGGAGGAGGAGCGGCTTGAGGAACAAATTGAGGGCCACCTTGAGGGCCAGGAACATATATAGCACCAGGGCCAGCGCCAGGACCACCTTGAGGGACACCTTTAGGTTGCATTTGTTGTAAAGCCAATGCTGCGCCGAGTCCCGCCGTACCTGCAGCCGAACCCGCTGCGCCACCTGGGCCTCTAGCAGCCGCAGCAGCGGCGGCGTCATCTGCTCTTTTTTTTGCAGCCGCAGCATCTGCATCCGCTTTATTCTTTGCAGCCCTTGCTTGACTATCCTTGGCCTTTTCTGTTCTCCGCTTTGCCTTAGCTAAATCTGTATCAGCCTGTCTGCTTTTATTTTTTGCACCTTTTGCCTTTCTTTCAGCGGCACTAGAAGCCCTATCTGCTGCCCGAGCAGCATCATTTAATTTAGGATCTCCGTTTGGTGGGTTTTTCTTTTTTGCAGCGGCTGCATCCTCATTTGCTTTAGTGGCCTTATCCTTTGCAGCTTTAGCATCCGCATCAGCTTTCTTTGATGCAGCTGTTGCATTCTTTGCTGCCTCAGTTTTCTTATTGAGATTAATATTTGCAGCTGCAACTTCTTTATCTGCCGCGACTTTCTTCTCATCTAGTCTTTTCGATGGATCTGCGGCATTTTCAGGGCTCCTGTCCGCTCTATCTGCGGCCCTATTTGCAGTATTTTTTGCGTTGTCTACAGCCTTATTAGCCTTAACTACATCATCCTGAGCTCTCTGAGATTTATTCTTCGCGGCTACTGCCTGCCCCGCTTTAGCACGAGCTTCCTGATTTAGTTTCGGATCTCCATCGGGAGGGTTTTTCCTTTTTGCGTCATCTGCCTTATCCTTTGCAGCTTTAGCATCCGCATCAGCCTTTTTTGATGCATCCTTTGCATCTTTTGCCGCCGTCTCTTTCTTATCGAGTTTAGTTTGCGCATCTTTTAAAGCTTTATCTGCTGCGACTTTTTTATCTTGTGGAGTCTTGGTACTAGAAGGAGTTGGGGGACGATCAGGAGTGCTTGGGGGACGAGCAGGAGTGCTTGGGGGACGATCAGGAGTGCCACGAGCAGTAGGAGTGCCACGAGCAGCAGGAGTGCCACGAGCAGTAGGAGTGTCACGAGCAGTAGGAGTGCCACGAGCAGCAGGAGTGCCACGAGCAGTAGGAGTGCCACGAGCAGCAGGAGTGCCAACACGACTGGTTCCACTACGGCTGCGGGGACGAACTCCTCCAATCATCTTTTGTGTAAATGTCCGTATTTTACGAGGACCCTTTTGTGTAACTCTCCGTATCTTACGAGGACCCTTTCGAGTCTGCCCCATCTACTCTATAGACCCAAATAATACCATAAACAGCCAACGCGTTACGTTATGAATTGCCACCCAGGATACCGCTGCTTATACCGCTCAAGAATGGATTTTACATGCTCTTCATCAGTTATCTTATTGACTACAATATTCCGTAACAAATATTCACTCGTGCTATTACTGACCATCATAACCGGCATTATCGAGCCAGTCAACGTCGGATACACCTTATTCAGTCCAAACTCAATCTCTAACACGAACTTACCGGGTGTAACTTCCTCTAGCGTCGCCTCATCCGGATTCATTGTTTTAGGTACCTCAGATGCCTGATCTACGACCTTAATATTATCCAACCCCTTCGATACTAAATGGCTTTCGACCCGTCTAACAAAGGCACGCGCCGTATCACATTCCCTGTAAGTAAGCAGTCCTTCATCGGAAAAGCATTTACTCACGGAGATTAATGTTAAAAATCCAGATAACTCGTCATTCCATTTGTCGCCGAACACTTCATTTAAAAGCTTCGGGCTTAATCCAAGGTCATTTAACAATTCAGCCTCGCCGCTGAAGCCTGCGCCACCGGGTGTAAATACTCCCGCCATCCAGTTACTTTTAACCTTCCCCGAACCTTTGCGAATACGATATAGTTTGCCATTCCGTATGATGTTTACCTTCTGAGCCCTCGTGATCCGTTTCATCTCCGCTGAAAAAAAACGGTCAAGCCCTTCTAGAACATTCTTGACCTCGCACAGGGGTTTCCGATTCACGGTGGGCGCATACAGACGTATAACGGCAATCTTATCCGAATTCTTCAAGCCGAAGGGTGTTGATACAGTGGAAGCCGACATATCGGCTATTAATGGCTCGCATTGGCCTTTGCGACTCGATTCCTGTTTTACAGAAGTATTCGGCGCCTCAGATGTAAATGTTAAGTACTCTGTGATATTTGTTACCGGGCCGGCGTTCACGAACGTATTATGTTCGGTGTCTGCAGCTGGCTTAAGTGGTAGACTGTTATGATTCGCACTCGATGATATTATAATACCATCGTGCGTTCCTACCGGGCTCTTATATATGATATAACTAGGTTCCATCATGTTTATGAGAGCAGCCTCTAGCGGCGCTTCATACTGTTGCTTTAAAGCACAGCCAACCTCTATATTGGCCGGCGTATGCTCGGCAAGAACGAATACCTTATCTTCGTTGAGGGCCTTGAATTTCATAAACATATAGTTGAGCGTCAGGTCGTGGGCGATTCCCTCGGACGTCTTTAGATTCCCGTAAAAGGGCGGCATGAATACGATGCGCGCGCTCTCTACGATTGTGCCGATTTCATCTTGAACATTCGACATTACACCGATAGATGATAAGAATGTGAGCAGATAGTCAAACCGCGATAGTTTTCCGGCGACTGGAGGGAGAATCACGATCGTCTCGACTGCGCTTCCTATATCTGCGCCAGTTGTTGATATGAAATGTACAAGATTCGGTAATATTTTTATATCCTGTCCAGGCGCGCAGCTGTTTCCATTTGGAGGAGGTGTTGTACCCCAGTGCCGCCCGTGTTTTTCTCTATAGGCGGCCACAACATCCTTGATATCTGTTGTTGATTGTTTCAGCATTGTGGTCATGACGCTTGCAGAATATTTATCAAGAATATCGGCCTTTTTGTCCAGCTTATAGAACTCGACGCGGGGATTGGCGATTAGTTTGACACGCCCTGATGCGGCTGCCGCGGCGGCGTCGGCGGCGGCTCCATAACTCCCGCCAACAGCCACAATAGGGGCCGGAGGCACATCTCCGTTCATGAGAGACGGCGTTTCAGGTTGTCCCAAGGCCATTAGACTGAATCCTCCGCCCATAACGGGTCGTATATCTCCTTGTCCACCCGAGAGCATACTCTCTCCAGAATAACCCGGAGGCGCACTCATCTATCAAAGCATGTGAAACATAAAGGCCTAAGAACCCCCGCCCTATAAGAGCAGCATGGACGACCTACCGGTGCCAATCGAACCAGATCCGCAAACTCGTCGCAAGAAGATCCACTGCAAGCAGGAACTAATCGTCAGCTCCTTGCAGCGGTTTTATTCGAGCCATCCCGATAAGGCCGAGATTATCGGACTCCTTGATGGCACGTCTGAGATGTCTCTCCGCCTCATCGACTGGTTCGTCACGAACTATGCGAAGCAGAACAGCACCTCCTACATTCTGAATGGCCAGGAGTTCCTCGTGTATACCAACTACAAGTCGCAGCTGAAGGCCTATAGTAAGAAGCTGTTCGACCCCTTTTGCCGTCGGGAGCGTATCATGTTCCAGATTGTGGACAATCCTGCATTCATGACCACGGTGGGTAAGCTGAACTTCTTTCGCTGGGCGATCGAGAAGGGTGTTCTGAATTACATCACGCTGAACTCGGCCAAGATTGAGGCGGCCATGAATGCGAACGCCAAGGAGCAGCTGAAGGCCAGGAAGGCGGAGCCTACCCAGGCTACACGCGCAGCCACGCGGAAGCGTGTCGTGGCACAGCCGAATGCGAAACTCATGCAGAAGCACGAGTATTCGGTAGAGGTGCGGTTCGATTAATGCATTGTGCCGTTTGCCGCAGCATGTAGCCGATAGTTGATCTCAATGGAATCGATCTTGGGGCGCATGACCTCGTAGGCCAGAATAGGCGCCGTGAGATCCGAGCCCTCGGGCATCCAGCGACTCGTGAGCCCCCGCTCCAAGAGTCGCTTCGACTCCTTAACGCCCCGCTCAGGCTCCTTTTCCTCATAGACAACGGAACGGACTTCGCGCACCATATTGCGCGGATCCCGGGTCGGATCATAGCGATCAAAGTACGGATTCTCGGCGAGCTGGGGGCCGTCCGCCACGAAGGGCTGCGACTGGCGAAAGTCCCGCGCATCCGTGCGGCTGCTCAAAGGCGCCATATCATAGAACTTGGGCGTGCGCGACGCATCTGTGGGGACGACCAGACCCTGTTGTATAGGGGCGTCCGAGTTCCACTGCTCGAACTGCCTCGCGTTAATCGTGTCGTGAGTGGCGGTCTCCTTACGCATACGGAGCTGCATTTTGGGCGGTGGGATTCTGACTGTTCCAGCATATTGTAGGGGGTTGAACATCTACCACTCTTTTCTACCAGAAGGTTTAAACTCACATTCATAGACATCTATAGTATGTTCATCGTGCCATATATATCGATTCAGGTAAAGGCCTGTACACAGTTCTGGATATTCTTAGAGAGAAACGGCACTCACTTGATCGAGGTCGGCGCAGATGCTCACGCCTTCAGCGTCGATAACGGATTCTCGGATGATCCGACGTTCCAGAAAACAGGCGATCTCCTATTTCTCCAGGTGGATCGTTTGAGGCCGGGGCTCGACGCCTTTTACACCTGGGACGAAGTGGTGCCAGGCACGATTCCGGGCAAGGAGCTTTGGCGCCCCTTCCTGTGGCTTCCGGGAACGGAGCACCTTTTGGCGGAGACGCGGTTATCGGCGAAGCATACGGCCTTATCTGTGCTACAAGGCATCTTAAGCCATGGCGCTATAGAATCAATAGATGAGTGCCCGAAATAAGACAGTTCGGAAATCGCATGATGTCAGCGGCACCCCTATTGATTTCTCGGTGAACACCTCTCTCCAGAATCTGATTCAGACGGAGGCGGATGGGGCCTACAGGAAGGCTTGGCACCGGCTCGAGCGCGGCCTTCGCCTGAATCGTCTCCGGGCATTTACGGAGGAGTTCGCCGCAAAGCGTGGCCTGAAGGATTCCGAGAAGGTGGCCCTGCTCTCGCTTCTCACGAAGGCCTTGGACAAGAAGCTTCTGAATTCAAAGACGACCGTTGAATACGATGAACAGGAGGAGAAGATTAAGGAGATCAAGCCCCTGGTCATGCATCAGAACGCGGCAGGCGAGGTCCTTTTTCAGCTGCTGGAGAAGAGGAATGCCGTCACATTCCGGAAACGGGCCTCAGAACTTCCGGCCCAACCTGAAGAAAAGAGTGCCTAAGATGTTGCCGCCTATATCTAATAAAGTGACTAAGCCCGGCAAAGTTGACGACACTATGAAGTCACTGAACGGTATCATGTTTGAACCGGTTGCCACGCTCATACAATGGAAGGATTTAACGAGTCCGGCGATCAATCATCCGAGCCGTATGGCTGCCTGGCAAACGGAGGTGGAAGAGGAGGTTGATGAGGCGACCGCGGTGGCAGAGGTCGGACCGGAAGAACAGGTCTCGGCCACAGCGGCCACCGAAATCGGGCTGGCTCTCATGGAAAAGTTTCTGGCGGCGGCGGGATCCGTGGGCTGGGCTTCACAGAGTCTGGCGGAGCGTTTGGCGGCGGCCGAGCTCGTACTGAAGTCGCCCCAGGTGCCTCAGCGCACGCCGGCCTGGTATCTGCAGGGAAAGGAGGTACTGACCGCTTCCGAGTTCGCCACTCTATATGGATCGCCTCGGGCCGTGGGCCAGATGGTGATGAGCAAGGTTCCGCCTACGGAGCCCGTCGCTAGCCTTTCAAACCGCCTCGCCTGCTGTACGAGTGAGATGGGACCGTTCGACTGGGGTGTACGCTTTGAACCGGTGGTGAAGCAGGTGCTCGCGGCCAAATGGGGTGCCGTGATTGCGGAGTCGGGGCGCATCATGCATCCGACGGATTCGTGCCTGGCCGCGAGCCCGGATGGATTCATTATGGCGGCGACCGATGAGGCGCGCGTCGGCCGACTCCTAGAGATCAAGTGCCCCATTCGGCGGGCGATCGGCGACGGCATCCCTTTTGAATACTGGTGCCAGATGCAGGTCCAGATGGAGGTCACGGGAATCGGGGAGTGTGAGTATGTGGAAGTGAAATTCGACTCTGTGGAAAAGGGAAAGACGGATCTGTCTGGGGAGCCCGAGGGTTACATCTGGCT